AAATAAAAGAAGGCGATAAGGTGGTCATCAAGACTCGATACGCCAATGGCAGTAGGGCCAGGCTGAACTACCCTTATCAGCCAGAGGAGATTAAAAAGATGCAAAGTGACCCTATGGTAGTGGTTAGTATCTCGGAAGCCCCTGACAGCGTTTACGTAGACGTGAAGAGCTATCTAGGGAGACGTGTTGTCCACAAGCATGGTCATATGTGGTTTCTAGCCTCAGACTTAGATGTTGTATAATTAAGTTAAAATGAACTTCACTGAACATCCCTTTTTGGAGTCCCCTACCGCTAAAGACATTATTTGGCTGTACAACAACGACCTTCCGTTGCTCAAGGAGCTTCATACTGTTCATGAAAGTAGGATCAAAGCCTCTGAGGATGACCCTGTAAGGCATGGGTTCGATCTCCCTGGATGGGAGCGTATTGAGCAAGGATTGGAGCATCACAACGAGTGCTTGGCTTTAGGAGGTAACAGATCAGGTAAAACTACTGGCTTTGCTAAGATTGTTATGAAGGCTGTGACTGAAAGCAATGACGGTCACGTAGTATGCTTCTCACAGAACGAGGACACCTCCATCAAGGTGCAGCAATCAGCTATCTGGGAGATGATGCCTAAGGAGTTCAAGAAGAAGACGAAGAGCATCGAAGGGTACATCAACTACAGTATGCAGAACGGGTTCACGGCTAAGAGCTTCATTTTCCCCGATACCCGTACTAGAGTAGATTTTAAGACGTACACGCAGTACAGCAACAACCAGACCATCTTAGAGGGCTTTGAATTCGGGTTCCCGAACCCAGTGGGCCTAAACATAGGCGCGTGGCTAGATGAGTACCTGGGGGATTCTAAGTTAGTGAACACGATCAGATTCCGATTAGCAACCAGAGATTCTGTTTTGGGAATAGGATTCACTCCCATTGACGGTTATACTCCATTTATATCGGATTATCTTAAGAGCGCACAAACTCTAGAGACTAAAAAGGCTAAGTTGTTAAAAGGCAGAGAGGTTCCAGTACGGCAGTACAGTCCATCGAGGGATGCGTCTGTGGTGTACTTGCACTCTGATGAGAACCCGTTTGGTGGGTACGAGCGTATAGCAAAAGACCTTCGGGGAAGACCAGAGGAAGAGATATTAGTACGCGCTTACGGAGTACCCGTAAAGAGCATGACTTCTTTACTCCCTCTTTTTAACACTGAGGTGAACGTGCTAAAGGATAATGAGCCTAATAAGTACGGAATGCAGTTCCCTGATGTGTCTGATAAGTCCAGGTACACAGTATACCAGGTAGTGGACCCCGCTGGAGCAAAGAACTACGTATCTATATGGGCTGCTGTAGACGATAACGATAATGTGTACATCTGCCGTGAGTGGCCAGACTGGGATACTTATGGGGAGTGGGCGGAGTTCGGGGACCCTAAATGGAAATTTGGCCCCGCTTCAAAGAAAGTGGGACTAGGAGTAAAGGGGTACGTCGATTTATTTAAAGAGATTGAAGATGAGATAGGCATCGAGGTATTCGAGCGTATAGGTGATTCGCGATTTTTCGCTAAAGAGAACGAGAACAACGAAGATTTATTTATGTCCTTCGAGGAGCACAATATGATGTTTGTGCCTTCTGACGGGCGTATGGAAGAAGTAGGCTTGTCTGCACTAGATGAGTGGTTCAATTATAACCCTAATGAGCCGATTGATTCTGCTAATCGGCCCAGATGTTACATTCACGAGAGCTGTCGCAATTTAATTGACAGTCTCATAAACTACAACTCAAAAGGGAAAATGGACGAACCCTTAAAGGACTTCTTTGACGTTATTCGGTACTTGCGAATGGCGAACTCTGGAGAAGGCCCAGTCCACGTAACGGCTCGCGATTTAGCAGTAACTCGCAGGTCTATAGGAGGATACTAATGAAAAAGAGATTAATTAAAATTGCTGAAGAAAACGATGTACAATTCAAGGACTTAATTGGCCTTTGTGCTGAAAAGCTAAGTCCTGGTATGGTTACTGGATCAGGTAGAAATACATGGATCTCTGATGAGGGGCAGGAAATAATGCTTGAAGCTATAGAGGCTCCAGAGGCTACTGCAAAGCACGTAAGTGCTAAGGTCATAAAGGTAGCTCCTAACAAGAAGTACGTTTATGCGTACGTCCATGAAAGCGGAACTAAGATCCCTGTGCTTGTTCCTAAAAAAATTGCGGAACGATTAGTCGGGAAGTTAATTACAGTTGAAATCATTGAAGACGTTAATGGAATTTCTTACAGATACAGAAGAGGAGCGGCTTAATACCTTAGTTCAGAATAAATAGTTCTTGTCCCAGGAGATAGATCGCTTGCTGGGATGGGAGCTTCTTAGGCTAATTTCATTATATAACTCAGACAGATTGATGCAAAATAGCGAATTCCGTGATAAGATAGGCGTAAACTACTGGTACTCATACAGGGTTCTGTACAAGGTACAAAATAAGGTTCAACAATTTTTAAAAAACCTAGAGAGGTAATGCAGAACAACGATTACTCAAAAGCAATAACATACGTTGGCAAAAAGCCAGATATAGATGTTCTTATAAAGGCGTACCAGAGGACAACAAACGAGCTTTCGGCTTACTACGACCTTTGCCGTACCTCGTACGATGATCGACGTAACTGGTGGCCAGGGAAGAGCCGTGATCTTCGCAAGCACGGAGCAGATGCCTTTCCCTGGGAAGGAGCTTCTGACCTAGAGAGTCATGTTATTGACGAGCGCGTAACTCGTTTAGTTTCGCTGTTCATGTCTGCCCTGAATAGGGCTAATATACAGGCGTTCCCCGTAGAAGCTACAGATGTCCCTAGATCTAAGGTAGTATCGAACTTCTTGAAGTGGATGACAACCTCTGGGTACATCCCTAGATTTAAACAAGAAATGGAGCTTGCGGCGAACTACTTGCTTGAGCGCGGTATAATGGTTACGTACTGCGGTTGGATCATGGAAGATCGCACGTTTAAGCAAAAGATAGACCTAAGAAGAATTGCTGCCGTTAGTCCTGAGCTAGCTGAAATGATAGCTAGCGGTCAGAATGACGAAATGGTAATTCAGCAGATGCAATCCGCTGTTCAGGTATCTGAAGCTAACGCAAGAAAAGCGCTAGAAGAACTGCGTGAAACAGGGGTAGCAGAAGTTCCTACCGTTCGCAGACAGGTAAATGCTCCAGAGGTGAAGACCCTTGGACCTGACGGCGATTTTATTTTTCCCGCTTATGTAACAGACCCACAACGAGCGCCGTATTGCTTTTGGCGCACGTATTACACTGCACAAGAGTTGCAGAATAAGGTAAGAACGGATAGCTGGGATGAAAATTTCGTGGAGCACGTGATCGAAAACTTCTCTGGTGTAAACATAAATTCCTTGGAGAGGGAGCAGGAGGGAAGGCGAAGCATATCATCAACTGATAGTGCTTATGAGGCTGAGGAACTGATTGAGATCATACATGGTTACCAGAGATTGATAGACGAGGACGATAAGTCCGAGGGTATCTACGAGACCGTGTTTCACGAATCTTTTTCAGGGGGCAAAGGGCTGGGCATACAATCGTACGCTAAGTTCGATCTTCTAAATGGGTACGAGGACTACCCTGTAGTTGTTACTCGGTTCAGCGAGGACACAAAGCGTCTATATGACGCAATGACTGTTCCATCGCTCCTGAGGGGCATACAGAACCAGGTTAAGGTAGAGCGTGATTCTCGAATAGACAGCAACTCGCTATCTACTCTGCCAGCCGTAACGCATCCAAAAGGAAGAAAGCCAGAGGAGATTGGCCCAGGTCGCTTTATCCCAGAGGTTCGTCCTGGCGAAATTAGCTTCATGAAAGGACCAGGATTTAACCCTGGATCTATAGAAATGGAGAACAATCTTCAGGCACAAGCTGACCGTATAGTTGGACTAGATGAAGAATCTCCGCTTAGTGGAGTGCGCAGACAATTCCTAGTTGACAAATACTTGCAGCATATCGCTCAAGTTATTACTACTTGTTACAAAAATTTTCAACGCTTTGG